CCGATGTCGGCGCGGTAGCGGTCCAGGGTCCAGGATCCGTTCCGCAGACGCGTGTCCCGGATGTCCTCGATGGTCTTGGAGTCGCGCATGTCGATTTCGCCGAACTTGAGGTGCCAGCCGACGATGCCGAACCCGCGTTGCACGATGTAGAAGTTCAACTTTTCCAGCACCAGTTCAGCGATGGGCTGGCATGTGTTGATGAGGAACGTCTTGCGCTGGGACTCACCGGTGCCGCCGCCGAGGTTGCCGGATTCGATGACTCCGGCTTCGGCGGGTGGCACACCGTAGGTGGCGAGGATCTCGTCCCGCTTCTGGTCGAGGGTGTGAAGGTATTCCTCGATTTTGTTTTGCTGCAACTCCTTGACGGCCGCGCCGCCCTTGGTCATCAGCGGGAACCCGAGGTTGCGGGGGCCGATGTTGCGTTGCATGTATTGCGCGACCCACCGGTTCATTTCCACCTGGCTCATGCCCTGCGGCATGTCCACGTGAATGTTGGCCGGGTTGCCCTTGCGGAATGTTTCCTTGAGGGTGGCGGCGGTGAACAGCCATGCCGTGATCGGCAACAAACCGGCTTGGGTGGGGGACACGCCGAAAATACCGGAACGCGGCGAGTCCAGGGAGATGTGAATGATCTCGTTGGGCTTGAACTCGGCGCGCTGACCGAAGTCGGTCAACTGAATGTACTTGCTGATCTGGCCGTGCTCATCGGCAATGGGGAACACCGAAGGCGCGTCCAGGCTGTACATGGACACAGGGATGCCGGCGACCCACACCACTTCGATGTAGGCGTCCCCGAACACCAACAGGTCGCAGATGATGCCCCGGAGCAGTTGCCGCATGTCTTCCTGCGGGTTGCAGTACTTGAGAAGCCGTTCCAACGCCAGCACGTTGTCGGGCTTGTCGGGGGCTTCCTGGTCGCCTTCACCGGTGTCGGTGTCCCAGTCGGTGGTGAGACCACCGGCGGTGATGGTGCGGGCAATGGCGTTGACGCACGCCCAACTCCACGGGCACGCGAGGTACGCTTCGTAGAGTTGTTGGAGCATGGACCGACGGTCGGTTTGTGTGGCGGATCCGATGCCCTGGGTGTATTCGTTGATACCACCGGACGGGATTCCGTACTCGTATCCGGCGCGTGTCGGTGTCGTGGTCGGGTCGAACTCTTTCTTGGCTTCTTCGACTACTGCCAGCGATTCCCGTCCGAGAACCCGCCCCCAAAACCCCATGGCATGTTCACCTCCCCACCGTAATCGTCGTACGTGTACGGGTTGTCGTCGGCGCGCGGGATGTAGGCGAACTGGCCGAGTGGCTGTCCCACGGCCGTGATGTCACCTACGGTCGGCGCGGATTCCAGCATCATGAACTCTGGGCCGGAACCCATGTTCACGAGCATGTAGCGCAACGCGTCCGCGATGTGGTCTTCCGAATGCGTGTCGACGTCTTCCGGGTCACCGGTCTTGGCGTGCGGCAACGCGGGGAGGGTGCGGATGAAGTTCTCGCACGTGTCGAACACGTGGAGGTTCGGGCACGTGGCCCAGCCCAGTTCCCGGTGATGCGGGCAGGCGGGGGCGTCTTTCAGGTATGAGTGGATGCGTTGCCACCCGTTGACGCGGGACCCGCTTCCCTTGCCGGCCTTGGACAGGTGTACGCCGTTGTCCGCGTACACGTCCGCGATGGGTTTGGCGTCGCCTCGGGTCGCCCACATGGCGTCGTCGGCGAACCGGTCGGAGATGTTCTCCCCGTCGGCTTCGGCGGCCAGGATCTGTTTCGCCTGCTCGGCTTCACCTACCTGGCGGTCGTACAGCTCGCGGTAGATCCACACGCGGCCGTCTTCGTCGACAGCGCCCCACACCACGGCCCAGGGGGCGGTGAAGCCCCAGTCCACCCCGATGTAGCGCTTCCACGTGTCGGGGAGCGTCATGGGGCGCACGGTATAGCGCTCCCCGGTGCCCCACTCGGAGAAGACCTGACCGGCGAACAGGTTCCAATCGCCGTCCAGGAACGCGCGCCGGAGGTGTTCGGGGAGGCCTCGAAGGTCGTCGGCGTACTCGGCGTTGACGTGCGGGTTGTCCGACAGTTTGGACGGGATGAACCGAACGGTGCGCCTTTGTTTGTTGACAAAGACTTTCTTGCCGTTGTCGGTGGCGTCGATATACTTGGTTTTGACGTCACCGTGTCCGACACCACCGGGGTTCGTGCCGGAACGGATACCGATCACGGGAATGTCGGAGCGGCCGGAACGGATACGGGTTTCCAGGTAGGTGCACACCTCGGGTGGGGTGAGGGTGCGCTCATCGAACAACAGGAGTTGGTATTGTCCACCCTGGCGGCGTGTCGCGTCTTGCACGGTTTCGGCGTACCGGAACATGATGATCGACCCGTTGGGGAACTTTAGATCGTAGTCGGTGCCGTTGTACACGGCACCCAACGATTTCGCGAAGTCCATTTCCGTCAGTTCGGCCAGCAACGATTCTTTGAGTTCGCCGAAGGTGCGTCGGAACGCGCCCACTCGCAAACCGGGATGCAAAACGCATTGCCTGATGCCCTCTGCCATCAAAGCCTTGGTTTTTCCACCACCGACCGCGCCGCCATACAACACCGCGAATTCCGTTGCGTCATGGAATTCCTGTTGACGCGGAGTGGGCACATACCCGAGCTTCTTGAACACTTCCGGGTCGGGCGGGTCGAGCCGGTCAGCCAGAGACGAGACGAAGCTTTTCCGCAACACGAGTCTTCGCCTCCCGCTGCTGGTCGCCGCCCAGTCCCATGTCGCGGAGCACGGCGGCAAGGGCGTCAGCGACCAGTTGCGCTTGTGCTTCGGACACCTTCGCGAGGCGTTCATCGATGTTCAGGCGGGCCATGGTGGACAGAACAGTGCTGCACCGGTCCAGGGCGCGTTCGAACACGATCACCTCGCCCCGGATCTGTTCCCCGGTTTTTTCGCCTTCGTAGCTGACGTCCTTGAGGAATGAGACGCGGTCGGCAATCACGTCTTTCCAGGCGGTGACTTCTCCGGCGAGTTTCGACAGTTCGGTCAGCGGGTCGTCCACCGGGGCAATGTTGAGTTTCCCGAGGGCCTTTTCCGCGTCACGCTGGAACGCCATTTCGGCGCTGTGCGCCCGAAGGGTTCGGGTCGATCCGAGATGCATTTTGCACCGACCGATTCCAGCATGGTCGGTTCCCCACCCGGCAGGCCGGCGACATGTGCCGATGCGCTGGTTGCCGTCGTCGTCTTTTCCTCTAAGTTTCGCGCCGCACAACTCGACAGCCACGGTGACCTCCAAAAAAGACCCGCCCATTTCCCCCAGCGAGAAATGAGCGGGCCTGAATATAGAAACTGTGTGTCAGAAGGACAGGAACAGGTGCAGGAAGAGAATCAGGGTCATTGGGGTTCACCTCCCTTGTCGTCGGGAGGGGGCACCCCTAGATGTTCGTGGATGCGGTCCAGTTTGTGGTGAAACCGGTGGACGTGTCGTCGGGCCCAGAGCCACACGACGGTGCCGCAGATGATGGAGGCGAGGATGTTGGGCCACACGGCGTCCCAGCCGGGCCACAGGAAGTTCCACACGTCAACGATCCACATGCGCCTTCACCCCCTGAAGACACACGTCACCTGTTCCAGGCATGGATTCAACCACACCAGCAGGGGGTTTGTCACCTTCCGGGGATCGGGTAGTTGTCCACGATGTCCAGGACTGTGGGCAACGCACCGATGTCGAAGTACTCGCGGCCACGGACCGGGGTCCAACCAGCGTCACGAAGTGTGGATAGGCATACTTTTTCTATGTTCCGAGCAATGTTATCCGGAAGATTACCTAGCAATCGTTCAACGACCGTGTATCCAGCACGAGCATGGTCCGAGATCCGACGCTTGGAATTACCCAAGGTAATCCCAAACTTAATTGTGCCAAGTCCGTAATTAACCGTAACATAGAAAGTATCCCATACTTTATTAGCGCAAGGCGCACAGATTCCTACACCCCTGCGAACATTTCCGGGCCGTGGAAAGCATTCATGTCCAGCAGAGCATATAACCTTATGTGGCTTATCCTTCCCCTCATACTTATAATAGGCCGGCTTAGCACCCAGTAGAGCGAGATTTTTCCTAAATGCAATTTCCGCCTTCCTCCAGTCACTATCTACACAAACAGTGCAAATTCCAACACCCCGACTAAGATTGGCAGGAGCCGGATAACATATATGTCCATTTATGCAACGGACTTTATGGCCATTAACACTTCCTTGCCATTTTTTATATAGTGGTTCTGCCCCGATTTTGTTGAGATTACCTTTAAATCTCCGCTCAGCTTCAACGGGATCATGTCCAGTGCAAGCTCTACATCCATGACCTCGGCGGAGATTGTTCGGTCTAGGGAACCACTGATGTCCCTTTTCGCAAGTAACAGCGTGAGGATTGTTGATACCCTGCCACTCGATGTATATTGGACTAGCTCCAATAATAGCAAGTCGCTCACGAAACTTCCGTTCCGCGTCAATGGACCGCTGTGATCTTTTTGCCATACTCAAAGATTACCCAACCTTGTCCGGTTGGTCAACCTTCTGGCGGACGAGCTCCTCCACGTCGCCCAGCCGGTACAGGCGGGTGCCGCTTCGGTCGTCGTACTCGGCGACTTTGAGGAGTCCTCGGTTGGCCCAGGTGGACACGGTCTTGCGGTTGATGACGATCCCCAGGAGCACGGGCATGGCGCGGGACAGTTCGGCGGCGGTCATGACGTAGTCGCGGGCGGCGGCGAACAGGAACGCGCGTCGCTGTTCCATGTCGTACGTCGACTTGCACACCGAACAGGATCCGGCCGGGGCGTGTGGGTCGCCGTACACGTGCCCGACGCAGTCCTTCACGGAGCACGGGCCGGCGTACCAGCGGTCCGGGACCATGTCCACGGCCCGCCACGCGTCCGCGACGGCGGCGGTGATGTCTCGGTTGAGGGCGGCCGCGTCGGGGTGTTGTGCGATCCACGACGGGTGTCGGAGCAGCCATGCGGCTTGGGAGCGGATGTCGGCGGTGAAGTCGGGGGGCGGTTGGAACCACCCGGTGGGGTCGGTGGGGTCGGGGAGTTTCGCCGAGTACGACGAGTGGAGGCGTGAAGCCCACGTTCCTAGTACTGATCGGAGTCGGAACGTGGCGTCAGCGGCTTTTTCGTGCCAGGGGAGCGGGGTGGTGGCGGAGCGGCCGCCGACGCGGTGGGCGGTGGTGCGGGCGGCGCGGGTGAAGGTCACGGTCAGTTCGTCCGCGAGGTTGCGAATCGGGTTGTCGTGACTGTCTGTGCGCTGTTCGCATACGGTGCGCAGATCGGCGAGAAGGTTTCCCAGGCACCCGGTCCAGGTGTCGCCGCACAGCTGGGTGTCTGGTGTTGGCCGCCCGCATCCGGTGGCGCACAGGTGCACGGTGTTCACAGTTGTCAGTCTGCCTGTGGCGCGGTTCTGAAACGATCGTTTCAGGTCACAATCTGTGCATGTTGTACAAAGTTGTAGTATCGCCTAGAGTGGGTGTTGCTCCCAGCTTGCCGGTTTTCGGTAGACGGGACTCCTTGGTGGACAACGCCCCTCACGTCAGTGGGGGGCGTTGTCGTCTTCTCGGCGGTCGCGATCGAGGGTGAGGGCCATCTCGTCCAGTGCGTCACGGAGAGTGGTTCCGATGGTGCTGTGTGGTGGGCGTCGGCAGGTCGCGGTCCAGGTGCCGGAGTCTTCCGCCAGGATGATGACATAGAGGTTCGTCACGGTCACGAAGTGTAACGTAAATGGAGAACGGCCCCGATCCGGATGGATCGAGGCCGTTGTCGTCGCGGTCACTTGACGGTGGCGCGTACTCCTCGCCGCTTTTCGATCAGTTTCTTGCCGACCAGCTGTGCGAGTGCTTCGCGCACGATGCGGGTGGACACACTGTGCTCCCGGGCGAGGGTCTCCTCACTGGGGAGCTGCACCCCCGAGGGATATTTGCGTGTGCGAATCGCCTTCTCCAGCAGGGAAGCAAGCTCATTTGTCGTCATGACAACTCCTTGGTAGTGGATCTCCGTGTTGCGGCATGGAGAGTATGAGCATATCCTCTGACATACCCAAGGAGATGTCTACCCACAAACGGAGCAAAGGAGTTGACAGTGAACGCGGACGGACGGACCAACGCGCCCGAAAAAAGGACACGCTGGTTCTCTGAGCTGGACATTCACGGAATGTCCAGCCTCATCGTGGGCGGTGCGGCCGTGCTGTCATTCAATTCATCCCGTGACCTAGCCGACATGTGCGGATTCCACGGATGGCTGTCCTGGGTATGGCCCGTCTGCCTCGACGCGGTCGCCTACACCTCAACCCGGATCTGGCTGTCCCGCGCCACCGACAACGACACCCGACGCTACGCCCGACACCTCGCCCTATTCGCCATCTGCCTCTCCCTCGCAGCCAACGGACTGGACCTGTTCCTCGGCGTCGAGAAACTCGCCCCCGTCTGGGGCGTCGTGCTCCTGGTCGGCGCGATCCCCCCCGCCACACTCGCCGCCGTCATCCACATGCTCGTCATGCGCCGAGGCCTCTCCGCCACCCGCAAAACCCGCGCCACGAAACCAGCGGCCGCACCAACCAAGGCCAAGACCGCCCCCGTGCCGGCACCCGCCGCGCCGGACCCGAAGCCCTTGGCCAGCGTCACGGAAATGGCCAGCACCGCCCCCGCGTGGCTGACACCCGGCATGGAACTGGGGCCCGCCATCCACCGCTACCTGACCGACCACCCCGACGCCAAACCCGCCGAGGTCCAGTTGCACATCGGCGCGCACCTCGGAGCCAAGGTCGACACCACCCGCAAGACACTCAGCCGGATCCGCGACCGCCACAGCCGTCGGGCCGTCGGAGAGGAGTAACGCATGGGAGGAAAGAGCACACGGCGCACCGCACCCGCCAGTCCCAAGGGGACAGTGGGGGTGCGGTTCGTCAAGCACGTCCGAGGCACCAAGTGGTACCGCTCCGGACTAGCCGACCGAATCCACCGCAAACACACCGTGTTGCGGCCCGCCGCGCACCTGGTGCTCGGCGCGGTGAAAGTCGCCGGCTACGCGGCGGCCGGGGTCGCCGTCGGCGCGGTGGAGGGAACCCGCCGCGCCGCGCCCCATGTGAAGCGCCACGCCCGCAAACAACGCGCCTCCAAGTGGGTAGCGCACAAGATGCCGACCGTGGAACGCAAACGCGGCGAGTGGCGCGTCAAGCACGCTGTGACGTGCGTGTGCGGCGACACGTTCACCGGCATGGACGAGTTGAACAAGCACTACCGGGAGAAGCACGCGACCGAGGCGCGGATCGTGAAACCACGACCGCACCCGACGCTCCACCCCGGCTACACCCGGCGCACCGCCGGGAAAGTGAAAGTGCGACCCGTGTCGGGAGCCCCGGCCGGGCGGCACCGGACACGGCCGGACACAGCCGGACATCACAAGGCAACGGCGTTCGTGGAACGCCACCGAACAGCTATCGAGGAAAGGGGACGTGCGGTCATGTCGGACAGCACAAGCGCCGCGCACGCGGTGGCGCGGGCATGGACGGGGATCGGTGACACGATTCCCCGAGGAACCGAAGAAGTGTTGGATCTCATCGCGGGGTTGGCGGCGGCCGCCTCGGACAAGGCGGACGCCTTGGGGGAGTTGCGGAAGACGCTGATCGGCCGCCTGAACTTGGACCCGCTGGTGGTTCACGGGTTGACGCCGATCGTTGATCTCGCGGACGCGGAAGCGGCGCAGTGGACCGCGATCGTGAACACCATCGAAACCGTGTACGGGCCCCTGTTGGCGTTGCTGCGCAACAGGATCGCCGTACCGAACGCGTAAGGAGGCAAACATGGGCGTCATGATGAAAGTGGCGGGAACCATGCGCCGTCACCGGTCTGAGTTGACGCCCTTGTACGTCACCACCGGTGTCGTCGCCCTGGGGGAGGTGTCGCAGTACGCGCCGCTCACACCGGTGGCCCTGGGGGTCGCCGGGTGCGGTGTGGCCCTGGGGTCGTGGGTGTCGAACTACGGCGGCGACGACCGGCACAAGTTGTACCTGTGGAGC